TAATGTTAGATTAACAGGAGCAATTGTATCAAATGGTGTAATTTCAGATTCTAAAAATCCCTTAAGAAATTTAATAGAAATATCTGTAGCACTATCTCCAAACAAAATGGGGTTGAATGCTCTGGGTGGAGCTGGAGTGATTCCATTTGTAACAAATCTAATTTTTGAACCCAACACAACAAAGTCGATACCAGGCCTTAAAAATTCGTTGTATACCTTTACAATTAAATGATGAGGTGATGGTGGAAATACGGGCTCGTTATTTGCTTTTAGATCAAACTCAAAATTAGTTCCATTAAATTGTGCATATGGATTTGCTAGTGTAATTTCTTTTTGCTAAAATAGTAAATTACTTCATCACCAATTAAAACTGTCCCATTTTCATCAGGAAGTGGGTCTGTAGATTCTACTTGAATGTTTTTTGTGGTACTAGTAATATCTCCAAGAATGCGAGTTCTTCCCGCAAGTTTTTTCAAATCATACTTTGATAGATTAAAATATGAATCTAAATTGTTTAGAATACCAACAGATCCACCACCTCTTTCTACGGAACCATAATATGCACTAAGAAATTTCTCAAACTTTGGATATTCCTCTCTGATAAAATCAGGTAATTGATTTGCTACTGACAGTGATACTTGATTCTCGTTCTGCATATTAGTAATATGTCTCCGTATATCTATTTAACAATGTTAGGTGAAGCAAGTTGCAGGAAGAGACCCTAGAGGATCTGCAACAGTTACAATTAATGGAACAGGCGTAGTAGAAATTGTAGCAGCAGGTACTGTTACAACTCCGCCTGGTGTAAATGCTGGAATTGCTGGTGATCCTGGAGGAACAATAGTAACTGTTGGAGGACCCATAATAATGACAGTTCCTGGTGCTCCAGCAGATCCAGGAGTAGTGAGAGATGATAATACTGGTGTTGCTCCAGAAGATACAATAGCACCAGGAGCTGTTAGGCCTGTCCCTGTAGCACCTCCAGTGCTTGCTGCGGTCGGTGTTGCGCTCGGAGTGATCGGGGCGGCTGCAGGAGGGGCCCCTGGCGCTGTGGGCGTCCCTCCAGCGCCTGCACCTGATGTGGTAACACCACCTATGGTTGTAGATACGATGGAAGATGAACTAACAATAGCGCCATTGATTGATATAGGTTGATTTGGAGTTATAAATCCTAGCGATGCTTGAGATCCTGATGCTGAAATTGTTGGAGAAACAATCTCACTTGCAGCAAATCCTTCGCTTACAGTACTTGGTACAATTTTTGTACCAGGGCTGGTTTTTTTGTATGGATCTGATGATCCAGTGCTAACTGTTAACAAATCAGTTTGAAGAACTGATTGTCCAACAGTAGAACCAGATGATAATGTTGGTGATGCGGTGGCTCGGCCAGGAATCACATTTGAACGAGCTAGAAGTTTTCCAGTAACTTCTCCAGGAGCAATATTTGCAGGGTTTTTGGGTTTTATACCAAGTTGAATATATTCTGCTTCCCCAACAGGAGATATAGGACCGACTCTAACAATTCCAGTATCACAATCATATTGACCCACAAAAAAGTTTGTGTATATCTTTTTATTATTTTCTATATAATAACTTCTTAGTTTGCCAAGTCCATCATCTTCCATAAATTGCAACTTGTCAGGATATTCTGCAGTATAGAATCCGCTAGTTTTTACAACATCACCTGGAGATGTTGAGCAAGAGCAATCAAAAGCAATACCAAAATTTAAATCCCAAGTTATTGGTTTTCCTCTATTTTCTTCTTCTGGATATGCTAATAACTTGTAAACTGTTACTTGCAATAGTACGTCAACAATAGCAGGATCTGATTGTAAAATTTCTTTTTGTAGCTTTGATGTAGATAGAGTTTTGTTGAAATTACCCAAATCTTCAAACAGAGCAAATTTCTTAATTGCAAAGATAGTTTTTGCCTTAATTAAATCATTTGACCCGACAGGTAATGCAACATTATCTGGAGTTGTCTGCGTACCCGTAGAAACACCATCTACAGTTTGGAATAGATCTGCTACTACAAGTACGTTCAATTCTACATAGATTTCCTCTGGATCTGTAACCACAATCTCAATAGAAGCCATTGTATATGGTCTTAGATCATCAATGATTTGTTTTTTGGTAAGATTATTTAACTTTGTATTATTCTTTGTTTTTACTGATACGTAAACTTTTCCGTAAATTGGAGGATTTAAGCTCTCTCCACCAGTTGCCATTACATATCTGGCATTTGGGTAGATAGTTTTGATGATATTTTCATAATCTTTAACTGTAACAGCTCGATTTTGTGCTGAATAGAATCTAGGTGCATTAAATTTAATTGATTTGATTGTTTCTGGTTTATCACCTAACTGTGTTTTACCATCTAATGTAAACTCTACTTTACCTGAATCAATTTCATTATTTTCAATATCAAAAACAATTCCAGAGAATGCCATCTTCTTGATATTATTGCCTTCAACACCATTTGTTTTGATATATTCAAAAATAATAACATTTCCATCTTCTAAAGCTTTTCCAATGATACCATCGCCAAAAGTAACTTCATATCTTCTATCTTCATACTCACTTATAAAAAATGATCTAGAAGATGCATCCACAGTTGTAATATTTGATACTAAACTATATCTATCAACTGTTGTTGATTGAGCGTTTGGTTTTACATAAACCTGTAATGTATCAATATCTACGTTTTCATTTGGAATAATGAACTTTTGGTCAATTGTAGTATCTACAGTATAAATGTAGCTTAAAAGATTGCCCTCATATACTTTAAATGGACCTAATTGTGCTATACCAGTTATTTTATCAACTTCTGCAATTTTGTCTTGAATAATTGAAAAAGTATAACCTTTATTATTGATACTACCTGTGGCTATTTGACCTTTCTTAAGAGTAATATGTGTGGGAAAATTTCCTGTTACTAACAAATCTGTTTGTACAGCCATACTAACGCATCCCCAAGCAGCTTTGGCAGATCTTGGAAGATAATTCAGCATTCTTGCAATACTAACAATATTATCTCTGAGAGTTGCAGTTTCAAGGAACACTTCGTTCAATGCCATGTTTGCATTGAACGATGAATAGTAAGTATTATACGCTAAAACGTCCAGTAAATAAGATAATGTCGATCCCTCAAAATCGTAATCAGTAAATTCTGGCCTAGTTCTCATGTAGGACTTAATAGAATCTCTAATTTCAGCAAAATCTAATGTAGTAAGGTTTGAAGGTCTCATTAGCTAGACGGCCTCTCTATAAGAAATGTTTGTTCTATAATATTAGGTTCACCGACAATTCTAAAAACTAAATCAACTAAAATCTCTCCAAGTTCATTATCTATTGTTTTAACTTCTACCGATATTATTTGAATTCTGGGTTCATAATTTGCAATTGCAGCTTCAATTTTACTTTGGATCTCCATAGCAGAGAAAACATCAAGAGGCTCAAATAACATACTATGAACATCACAACCAATTGAAGGATCCATTAATTTTTCACCAAATTTGGTTAAAATTATATTTTTGATAGCTTGAGTAACTGCTTTTTCATTTTTCAAAGTGATTGCATCATCGGTAATTGGATTTTTAGCCAAAGAAATATCTAAATCTACGAAAGATCTTTTGACTTTTGTAAAAAGTCCATCTATTTCTTGACTAGTTCTCATGGATACAAGTTTTTTAAATATTTATATCACTAATGCCAACGTTCTACAAAGTCATCAAACCCCCCTTTACCTCCACAAGGCCGTGAAAGACGATCTTCGGGGGGATTGTTAACCTTATTACTTAGTTTTTTTAGGTATACATCGGATTTTGGGTCAGTAATTAAGCAAATTGTGCCAAAATCTGCCTTCATCATTGAAGGATTTGTGTCTGGATTGGGACTTTGTGCCATCTGTTTCTCCTAAATGGGTAAACAGAACTTTTTACGGGGTTGCTATCCCGATTTTTTGACCATTTCGTAGTCTTCACCTAAGACTTCACGTAACATTTCGTCATTCCAATGACTATAATACCCCATTTCACGTAATATAACACGATATTTTTTCAAAACTTCACGAGAATTTACGAAAATAATGTTGTGCTTGCCATTATTTGACTGAACTCCATTGATATAAGTGTTATAAGTAGCACAATCTTCTAAAAATATGTAGTCTGGAAACTTTTTATTGTAAAATTCTACCCAAAATTGAATACTAGCTAGGTCAAGATAGTCCTCAACCACATAAAAAACGACATCATACCCAGAAACAGGTATGATGTCCTCTGCTTGACACTCTATAATTAAGGTTTTTGCTTTAGCGGCATACGGACAAACTGAAAAACCTCCTAATTCTGGACGAACTTCAGATATTCTTGCAATCCACTCCTGTATATCTGCCTCTACACTCATCCTTTTCCTTGTCCTCTATAGCGTTTTGCTGCACCATTACGACTACTTGCAGAATATTTAGTACCGCCACCATTTCCTTGCCGAGATCTTTTGGGAGGACCTGGAATATAGTTCGATTTAGTGAGAGATTTTGATTTTGCCATAATTTTTCTCCAAAAAAATATTTTTTACATCATAAAATTGTTATCCACCGCCAGTTCCAGCCATCACATTGATAGAACCAGTAGAAATCAGTGATAAACAAGGAGGTCCTAATGCATCTCCAACGATAGCAAGAGGTTTTCCACATACTACAACAGTTTTTGCTGTTGCAATTACCTTTCTTTCATGTCCTTTTGCAGCATTTTTTTTGTCTTCTGTGGTTAATTCACCACAAGGTAGAGGTTTTGTGTCTAATCTGGTGCAGGGTGGAGGTGATCCAGGGGCAAGACATAATCTTGTTACTTGATTGGTACAAGAAGCCGGGTGAAGGGTCAAAACATCTCCATCAAGTAATGGAAATTGCCCATTTATAAGAACGGTACGTGGAGTTGCCTTTAATAGCATTGTATTAAATGGTGGCCATAGACAAGTTGCATCTTTGGTTGCAACTGGATATACGGGAACTGGAGCTGGAGTTGTAAATGGCAGCTCACACGGGCCCAATGCAAAATGAATATGTGCAGGAACACATACCCCATGACCAGTACATGTACCAGCAACAGTTCCAGCAAGACCAATAGCAGACTTAACGCCTAATGCAGGCATAGTTAATAACCTTCAGATGGAATAGTTAAAGATTGATTGGATGTTCCTGATGACGTGACTAAATAACCTGGCATTAATCCAGCTAAATCATTCTCGTCATTGTTTACCTCTTCTGTACTATATAGGTCCTCCTCTCCCTGGTCTCCATAGTTTCGCCCGCACATAAAGTCATATGGATTTCCATATGAACCTACGGCATCTGCCCAAAGTCTGGCTTCATTAGTTAAACTATGATAGATTAGAAGATACCCGTTAATTTCATAACTTCTACATCCATCTTCCACTTGTGTATCTGCTTGTTGATATCCTGTTTTATTTTGTAATCCACCAGTTTTATTATTAAATGTGTTAGATGGCATATTGCTTGAAGCATAAGTACCCACTTTTGCAAATGGTGCTAAGTAGGTTTGACCATTAGCAGCTGGACCCTGACCACTATATGGAGCCCCGACCGCTTGACCAGCATACCATATCGCTGGCGGTAATCCATAAAGTGATACGCAGTATGCTTCTTCAATGTCTAATTCTGGATTGCTAAATTGACTTCTAATTTGAGTTCTGATTGCAGCCAGACCTGGTGTATCTTCTAAACATTTTTTACATACAGTCAATTCCGTATTATTAGGATCGGGAGGATTTTTAATAGTTCCCAATCTAACACTGATGGTTGTCCATGGTCTTGGGTCTGGACAGAATCTTCTCATTAGATATATCTCTTTATTATTTCTGCAAGGTAAATTAAAGAATGATTGTTTAACAACTCTCATTTCAGTATTATACCAAGAACCAGTTCTGTTTGCTTCTTCATCTCTTTGCCACATCTCATCAAAACTATCATTTGTTTTTTTCTCTTGTGCTTCTATTTGATTTACATAAGTTTTACTATTAACTGTTTTAGATTGTATTGGTTTAAAGTTTGGAGGTTGAGTCGCTTTTCCTCCTCCAGCAGTTTTACTCCAATCCATATTAGAGAATTGTAGATTTTTATTGGTGAGGTTTCCAGATCCAGTGCTGGCAAGAAAACTTTTAAACTCGGAAGAATAATTATAAGTACCTGACGAATTTTCTGTTTTTACACCAGTTTTTGTTTTACTTGAAACTTGTGGTGCATACTTTGTTGTACCAGCATCTGCTGAAGTGCCAGTTTTATAATTTAAAGATGAAGCTTTGTCATTATTTTTTAGTTGACCTTTAACAAAGGCGTTTGATGGATTTACATTTGGCAGAGCATTTGCATCCTGCAGTGCTTTGGATCCTTCAGAGGTTTTTCCAATATACTGATTAGCATCTACTTTTGTATTAGTTGTAGAAGTTGCAGTTGAACCTTTTGCAGAGGTTGTTGCTGGTGGGGCAGCTGCAGGTAGACTAGTAGTTGGTGTACTGGGTAATTTTTTAGTTGTTACAACCTTTATGTCTTTATCTTTAGTATGGTTTTTACTTCCTGTTTTAAAATTTTGTGCCCC